CTATTTTTTCGCCGGGTCATCGACCTCCGGAAGCCCAGCCAGCGATGTGAGCAGCGACAGCATTGCCGCAAACCCTGCGGCAGAAATGATTTCCAGCCAATTAACGTCAGCAAACAAAGCTTCAATGCTCATAAAAGCAATCGTTGTCTGGACCGCAGTCTTGATCATCCTGGTCCCCGAGTAGACCCACCATTTCCTGTTTTTTAAATAATGCATTTTTTCCACCCTCTCATACAGCTGCCTTTATACAGCTCCTACCGATAACCCCAAGCCGCCAGTGTTTGCGGCCCGATCCATTTGTCGGGAGTAGTGCCAGCCCTGTTTTGTGCTTCCGCCACTTTTAAATCGGTTTCCGGTCCCCATATCCCATCAAGGCCGGCGCCGGTCACATACTGCGCCCAGCGCGTCTCCGCTTCGGTTGCGGTGCCGCGTTTGAAATCCCCCTTTCGCCAGGCTTGGTATTTCTTTTCGCTGTCCGGCCCCCATTCGCCGTCAACCGGCGTCTTGACCGCTGCTTGAAGAAACCTGACCTCATGGTCCGTCATTCCCGCTTTTGGAAGATTGCTTTGCGGCAGTACGGCTTCCGCCACAACCGACCGTTCGGGCTGACTTCCGGCGATAGTATCAAGTACGGCTTTTACCCCAGCCGGGATGCCGGCTATGACCTTTTGCATATCAGCTCTGCTGTCAATGAAGCACCACTCTATCAGCATAGCGGGCATATTCGTCCGGCGCAGGAAATTCATCCCCTTCAGCAGCCGTTGGGTCACATCCTTCTTTGCGCCACGGTTGAGGAACCCGCAGGCAAACGCAATTGCTGCGGAAACCCTTTTGCAAAGCTCTATATTAGCCGCATTCGTGTTAGCTGCGTAGTATACTTCCACGCCCGTCCCTCCGCCTGCGTTTAGGTGGATACTGACAGCAATATCTGCTTTAGCCGCGTTTGCCTTGTCCGCCTGGCTGTTTGTGCTGCCGTTTGGGTCTGTCCCGTCGTGCATGGACACGCCGCAGGCTTTCCCCTGCTTCATGAATTCGGCGACGATCTGCCTTGCTACATCAGCCTCCCTGTACCCTCCGCTTACCGCGCCGGGATCCCTTCCGCCGTGCCCGGCATTAATACTTATTATCATGATCAAAACCTCCTTCCGCAACAAAAGCGCGCCCTCACGAGCGCGCTTTAAAAAATATTCGATTTTCAGCTATTCAGTCCGGATATAGCGATAAACTGTTATGTACGGCTGCACAACACTTTGCGCGGAATGCGTGTGACTTGGCGTGCTATGCGTATGGCCTGTGGCTGCATTGGCTTTGTCATACCCGGTATTCGTTGGCATTGTCGCAGTGCCGCCGAAGTTGACTACTGTTGAGCCTGCATTGCTGTGGTTGTACCCATTGCCCGACGTGTGGAAAAACCCCGCTGAAGAAGTGATACTGTGCAAGTGCCTTGGCATTTGTGCCGCTGTCAACGTAGTTGAACCGGATGTGCTTGAGCCCCCGCTTGGCGTAGACGATGTCTTGGCGCCCCCGGTTTTTGCCGGCTCATTATAGTCGGCGTCGGCATCATACACACCGACAGTCACGCGGCCGGCGCCAAATACCTCCCACGCGCCGCCGTATTTCGCCGCCATTTTCGAGGATGCCGATTCGTCCTCCCGTGTTGTTTCATAAAGGCTGCCGACAGGATGCGCCAGCAGGAAGGCCTCTGTCTCTGTCGGCCCGGATCTCCACCGTTCAAAAAGCGTGTCAACGCCAACAATCGATATCCCGTCGAGCCGGATCCTGTATAGCGCAAAGTCGTGTGCGCCGGCCCCGCCGCAGATATCCGTTGCGTCATTGATCACCGGGTCGCCTTGCCCGTTTGTCCCCTTGACAACAACAAGGGACGTGCTTTCTACATGTGATACGTTGTCCTTCTGGTACCGGCATACGATCAAGTCGGACCGCTGCGCCCCCTGGACCCCGTTATCAATTGCGCAAGTGTCAACTTCGCCATAGTCGATACATACGCGACGCCCCTGCAAAAGCAGCATCCCGTCTCTTATGGTTATTGTGTTGTTGTCTACAACATCATATGCAAACATATTTCCGTACGGCAATACGCAATTGCCCGCGGCTATTGTCGCCATATGGAAATTGGCCGTCTGCTGGGACGTCCAGTGAGGCTGCCCCGTATACCCGTCGATTATTTTCATTTTTTATTATCCTCCATTTCAAGTTTTTTAGCGCTACATCTCTTTGTCGTCGTCTTCGTCACTTTGTTTTCCCTCCACATTCAGTTCTATCTCTTCCTGGTTGTTTCCGATACGTACGATCTTGCTTATCACAGGCTTCGCGAGTTCAATGCCAAACTCCCTGTCCCGGCCGCCGACTATATCGCCAACATCCACATCAATATCGCACACAGACAGCGCAAGCGATTTGCTGTTTGCCAGTTCAAGCAGCCTCTCCTTTCCGCTCTCGGCAAGTTCTGCGACCCCTTCGCCGGAACTGCACTCGAATACGGCCACCCGTTCGTCAAACCCGGAATAGTATTTCGATGCCCCGACAGTCCCGTCCGCCTGCATGTATAAATCAACCCGCTGGCGTGCTGCCAATTCGCCTTTGCCCAGGCAAATCAAATGGTTTATGCCGCCATCGTCCTGTGATACGGATATGCTCACCTGGTAGTCGTCTGAGTATTCATATTCGGAAGACCAATCGACGACCGGCACAGCTTCGCATGACACGGAAAAAACCTCATTGGGCCCGCCCTGCCTTGCCCGAATCTGCAGACGGTAGTTTTCGCCCAGAAGCATCTTTGAAAACCCCCTGAGTTTGTCTGTATACCGCCCAAACTGGTAATTGTTGAACACTATGCTTGAGTCCGTATCCGGCACAGTGAACAGACTGCCCACCGCGTCGTTTTCGTATAGCACCGTCCGCAGGATAGCATTGGCTTCGCCTGAAGCTTTCCGGTAGTCCTGCCCCGAAGGCGGGGTAATGATATCAAGCTCCAGCAGGCCCCGCCAGGTTATCCCGCTCCACTGCGTCGTGTCACCCGATGTTTCCGCCACTACCCGCGTGATCAGCCCGCCGTACTCGGTATCTGGGCAAAACAAAAACCCGCCCGGTTCGATGGCGAGTTTTTTTGACACGGATCGCGGGATCTGCAATTCAAAATCATTTTCCTTGCCTACATCCACATCAAGCCGTTCAAAGCCGGATAAAAATGATTTTTCTATTCTGTCTTTTCCAGCTATTATAAAATCCATATCGGAGCGCTCCTTCCTACATAAAGCGTGATATCGAAAAAGCAATTTGCTTCTGTCACGTGGTTCATTCCTTCGGGGATGGGTGTAAATACGCTATGTGCCTTTTCTCGATTGTTGAACGCCGGGAGGTCAATGCCCGCCGCCGTATGGTGCAGGACCGTCCTGTCCCGCGAATCGATTGTGACCCATTCAGCCGCGCCGACCTGCGTTTCTACCCGGTACTGGTTGCCCCCGATTTTGACCATGGGGTCCTCGACCGGCCCATACATGACCAGCCTGAATGATGCGGGCTCAATGCCCTCATTGTTCACGATCTTCACTGTCGCAGAGACTGTATAGTCGATTGCGTAGTCTATCGGATAGTCCAAAAACCCGTATTCTCCCTGGCCGCCCTCGTCCGTTTTGTAGTTCGCCCCAAACGAATAGGCCACGTCCAAACACCACCACGGGTACTCCGACACGATCTTCACATGCTTCAAATCCGTCTTGATGCCCTGCCGCCAAAGGTTTTCGCTTGACGCTATGATATAGCAGGGGAGATACCATTTGCCCGGCAACTCCAGCCGACCGGGCTTGTTTGCGGATATATCCGCTTCGACCGTATCGAAAAACAGGTTCAGCGCTTTCGCAAACCCGTCATTGTTCAGCGAGTGGATGCATATTTCCGCTTCTATTTCCGCAACGTCGCGGAAAAACGACGATATATGCCCGCCCCTCTTCCCGGTGTTCGTGGCATTGTAGCCCCACTCATAGTCGAACAGGCCCTCGCTTTGCAAAACGAAGGGCCAGTCCGATAAATCAAGGACAGCCCCTTTGTGATTGATATACTTCAGCTCCATACTCATTTTATCGCCCCCAATACAACGCGGCGCATCTCACGGTCATAGAAAGCTACTTCCATCCCGTGGACACTGCCCGCAATCCTTTCCGCAGCGGTATTGAACAACGAGCCGATCCGCTCGTAGTCCATGCCGCCGCTATTCACTGCCAGCCTCCCAAGGAGGCTTCCTCCGATTTCCGTCGCCGGCATATTGCCCGGGCCCCAGGCAAACTGGTTGACCGTGCCCGCCAGCCGGACAGACTTGTTCACCATCGCCCCGGTCATCCCTTCAATAGCGCCAGTCACATAAGGGATGCCGCTTTCAATGCCGATGGCCTGCCCTTTTGCAATAACGTCCTTCCCAACATATTTGAACAGCCGCGATGGGGAGTGGGCATTGAGCGCAGCCATCGCTGCGTCATAGGCAGACCGGGCCATCCTGCGCGCGGCCTCCACTACTGCCGGTATCCCGGTTTCTATGCCCCTTGTAGTGCCGTCGGCTATGGCCTTCCCGATATCTGGGGCACTGTTATTTGCAAGCGCTTCAGTGGCTTTGATGGCGTCAACCGTCTTGGGGCCAAGTGTGCCGTCCACAATATGTGCATTTTCCTCAATCCCCGTGGCTACCCCATCGTCTATTGCGCCACCCAAAGCCTTAAATGCTGGCTCACCTTTTTCGGCTGCTGAATCTGCAGCGTCTATCGCAACCTCCTGTGCGGCTTCCGACAACTCCGGACCCTTAGCATATGTTTCGTCGATTGCGGCATCCATGTTGGATCCTGCAGCTTCTTGATGCCCCGCCTCTTGGTGCGCAGATTCGGCAGCTGTCTCGTGTGCGTCAGACAAATTGCCTAAGTCTGGAATAACCCTGTTGATTGTATTGTCTAAGCTTTTGTACTCTCCTTCCAATTCCTCTAACGAATCATTGGAAGAGTCTGACGCAACAATCGATCCCTCAATAGCTGCTGTTGCAGCTTCAAGCCCCATCTCGAAATTTTCTACTTCGCCATCGAGTCTCCTAACCTCCTCCTTAGCATCGAAAAGGGCCTGTGTCGCGGTTTCAATCTCGTCTGTATATTCGCCTTTATTGTTCGCTATCAGATCATCAAGGGCATTTTGCGCTATTGCCAGGTCATTTGTCGCGGTTTCCTGCTCCCCTATCGCTGTATTAAGATTATTCCTGGCCTCCGACTCTTCCGCAAGCAGTGCATTGTATTCTGTTTGAGAGACTTGCCTTTTTTCAGCAGCAGCTCGTTCCTTTTCGGCAAGTTCTACCTGTTTTTCGGCATTAGCTACCATTAATCCTTCGAAGTATGTCACCTCTTTTTCGACTTCCCCCAAGGTATCCTTATACCCGTCAACCGCAAGCGATGCATCATCATATGCCTTCTGCGCGTCTTTTACAGCAGCATTTGCTTCTTTCCAAGCTTTAACTGCAATTTTATCGCCAGCCGCAGTGTTCATTCGCCTTGTTACTTCTTCGAGTTTATTCTCTGCATCCGTTAGGTTTTGTTCGGCTATCCCTTGCGCATCTGTTGCTTCAGTCAATTGTCTTTGCATTTTTATTTGATCGCTAATCGCCGCAGTTAAGTTGTTAGATACCGCCTCGCTATATGCCTTTTCTTTCATCGCGTCTATATAGTTATATATCTCATCAGTATTCTTTGACAGCTCACCGGTTGCCTCGTTATAGGCAAGCCCCAGTTCTGGAAGAACCCTGTTAAGTTGCTCCACGGTTGCTTGGATTTTTATATTGTCTTTTGCGGTTCCCTCAGAACTCTCCATCAATTCTGCAAGCCTGTCCGTGAGGTTCTTTGCGGCCACCGCTTCTCCGCCAAGACTGTCTATTGCATCTTTCCGGGCTTGCGCGGAATCGCGATAGGTTTGCGAGAGATCTTCCATTTTTTCCTTGAGAGCAGTCGCTTGCCTCCGTGATTCATCATATACTGAATTATTTTCCTGCCCAGCCTTATACGCTGCAACACACGCAGCAGTAACAGCAGCGAATACAGCAGCAATTATAAGAAGGGGGTTATTCTTTAGGAACTCAAGCGCTTTCCCGAATCCAGCAACTGCTTTTGAGGCAAGGCCCATTCCGACTTTAACCGCCTGTCCAAAACCATCAACCATCCTTGTTCCGAGTTCCATCCCGACGGTAACAGCTTTTCCGAATCCCTCAACTGCTATTTTTGCAACAGCTATACCATTTTTTATCGCCATTTCGCCTTCTGCAAACACAGTTGTGACATTTGCGGCTATATTTGTAGCATCCATGATCGCAGAGCTGACTTTTGAGATTTCAGATGCAGATTTCCCGAACTCTGCCAATGCCCTTGTTGCCCCTTCTATTGCTTTTTCAAACTCTTCAATTTGTCCGGTATTGATTCCAACAATTAGTTCACTCATTTTTTTACCTCATATTTATAATTAATTAATAATACAGCGCCGACATTCGCCGACGCTTCTTCATGTTATGAATTTAGCATATAAGTACTGCCCCCGAATCCCATACTTTTGAGCTATAATTCCTTTAACGAGTTATTCTTTTCGATAAATACTATTAAGTTGGATAGAAAACGCAAATGAGCAGGAGTAGATACATATATGAAAAAACAAAACAACAATAGACTTATTGAAGTATACCGCAATAATTTGTTTGAGTTTGACAAAAGAGTCTGTATTTATATGGATATAACAACTAACGTTCAATATCTTGCCATTCATCAAAGCCATGGTGTCGGGGTCACTGTTTTAGTAGATCAAAATGGGAAACCCTTGCTTTACAAACCTCTAGAGGAGATTGATTCTTGATTGTTGTGGGTTGTATTGTCTATATCTACATTTCCCGTTTGGTTTTTCTCATCAACTAATCTGGAAAACACCGGGGACGGTTCTTTTTGTGTTCTTCCGCGTGCTGTGGCGTCACCGCTTGCCACTGCTTTCATCTTTTCGCTGCTGTTCACACAGTGGTTCGGCAAACTCTGCCGTGATTCTGCTGCTTTTTGTCCGAAAAGTGGACTTGTGTATGGTTTGGCTTGTAGCAGATTCCATAAAAGCAATTGTTGAATTTCCATTAAGTCCAATGATAACCGGGGCGGGTTCCCTGGGGACAACACATATTTCTGGCGGGATTCAAGCGCCCGCGAAAAAGAGGTCGACCTGATCGTGGAGCGCTCCGGCGGCCTGGCGCTATACGAGATAAAGGCGTCGCAGACAGCAAAACCCAAACATGCGGACAACCTCCTACTGTTTGAAAAAAATGCCTTAGGCACCGGTTGTACCCGCACAGTGGTTTACGATGGCCCCTGTAAAATGGAGATGAACGGGACTTTGTTTATCAACCGCCGCGAAATGGCATGGTAAGCCGCTCAGCGCATGGTAAGCCGTCGTTTTTGCGCTACCCCTGAGTCCTAAAATATATCTTCCTCGAAAATGTTTTTTTTTATACTTCACCACACAGGATACAGAAGTCATTGTCGAGTTTGACGAGCTTCAGTCCGAAGGCTTTAAGGTGTTTATGGAGGTTATTATGAAAAAATCGTTTTATGTTTTATTCGTTTTTGTTATTGTCGTTGTGTTTGCCGGTTGTGATAATGTAGACTCAAATAATGGAGGTTCTCAAGCAGGAGAATCGGCACATGCTTTTTCGGTTTCAATTGGTCATTTGTAAAAGTAGAAAATGATGATTGGTTGGAGATTACAGGTGCAAGAGCGTTTGACGCTCCGGAGAAATTATCAATTGAGGCAATTGATGAGTATTTGCCAGCTGGTGTATATAGAATAGGGATAGATTTATCGGCTGGGACATATTAACTTGTGGTTGATAAAGATGAGCAAGCAGTATGGAGGGTTTATAAAGCATTGATGATTTATGCTCGGCTCTTGGAGATTATGACATGGGAATTGAAGAAAAAGATAGGAATATTGAGCTTTTCGATGGAGAAGTTTTAGCGCTTGAAAACATAATGATTTCAAGCACACCAATAACAGCGTAGCCAATTAATAATGGTTGTATTTTTTTGTAATAGTCTTTATTATATTGCATACAGTTTCTTTTGTGTTGGAAGTTGGAAACGGTTTACTACGGCTTATAAGGAGATGTCTACATGAGAATACTGTCATCAGCAATTTTGTGCCTTGCTCAACTTTTGACTCAGTAAAACTGATGCAGTAAGAATAAGAAAACGCAGAGGAAAGCCCATAGAAATTATTAAATGCGAAGCTTGCGGCGAGAATCTGGAAATCCCGGAAGCCTCGAATACTATTGCCTGTGGGTTTGCAGAGGAAACATGTCTTGCCTCGTCTTGAGGCAAGCATAAGAAAGGACAGGAACATGAAAAAAATAGTGCTTATAACAGTATTGGTAGCAGCGACAATTCTATTGCTCGTTGGGTGTGGGGGCGGAGGCGGCAAATCCAATCCCGTCGGTTCGGACAATCAATGGAAAACTACATATTTCGAAAACATACAATTTGATGTAATGAAAACTTGGGCATACGACAGTGAAAATAACTGGGATACCTATTGTTTCAATCCTGACTATGACCCTGATGCAGATATATGGGATAAGAACGGCACTTCGATATTGTCCATCGCCCTTCGACATTCCGCAGGCAATTCCCCAGAAGAGCAAGCCAAGTCTATGTTGGATATTATTGGTGATGAGTTTGTTGTTTCAAAAGAAAAGCTTGTCATAAACGACTTGGCTGCCTATGAGTTAGTGGAGAGAATCACGCACGAAAGCGGCAATGAACTCCTCATAATCTTTTTGTACGTACAAAAGGGTGAAGAACTGTACGAATTCATGCAAACTGCGACAGATGAAACCGTGCCACTCTACGACCACATGAAAAAATCAATCAAATAGAGGATCGAGAAGGAGGCAGCCCCGGGCATGGGGCTACCTCCTGCCTCGATAGATCTTCTTGACCCAATCCTTCCCGGTCTCCTTGTTGTGCTCTTTGATGCGCTCGATCGTCACTTTGAATTCCGCCATTCTTTCCTGCGTGATGATGCGGGTCTCGCTCTTCTTCAAGACTGGTATTGCCGGCTTACCCTTCTTCCGGTTTGCGTTCACCAAGGCTACATGGTGTGCGGCATTGCTAAGGTGCGTATCCCGTACCACGCGGTCCTCCCACGCTTTTTTGACAAACTCGATCTCCGTCCAGGTCAGCGATTCGTAGTCAGATTTTGTATACCCGAGGTTTGCCGCAAAAAACGCAAAATCTATGATATCCGCGTAGGGCGCAGCCATTTCGCTGTACTCTTCATCTGGCGTGCCCCCCGCAAGATACTCGTAGCCTATCAGTCTATGCGGAACAAAAAAGGGCAGTCACGCTCCAATGCGTAGATGATGTATTTTATTATCCGCAAGTAGCTCTCTTCCTCGATTGCCTCCTCGGCAATCTTCGCCCCCTGTTCGAAGCTGACATACCCGCCGTCAACCTTTTTAAAGCCACCGGCAAACAGGACATACATATCTGAAAGCTTCGGGAGCTCGCCGCCCTCGATCTTAGCCATGATGGTAGCTATGCTCCTATCAAGGCGTTCTTCGATATGGCGTATACGAAGCTTCGTATACGTCAATTCATAGTCGTCACCATTGACCGTAAAAAGCATCTTCACAGGCGCCCCGTCCTCATGCCCGGCAGCTGCACCGATTGTTTCATCTTCCGTACCATCACCATCGGCGGCAGGGGCGTTTTGCCCCTGCTCGCCTTCAAGCACAATACTGTCTTCATAAAAAATATCCATGTGCTTATCCCCCTGCTTGATTATCCTTCGACCGGAGTCGGTTCGTCGGTCAGGTCGACCAGTGCTCCGTTGCCGGAAAGGCTGATCGAATATGTGACCGCATCATCAAACGGCGCATCGATAGGATAGTCTGTAATAGCCGCAAGCCCGCCAAACATGTCTTCGTCGGTCTTGTTGTTGACGACGCGGACGCAAACGAGGCCGCCGTTGGCAAAAGCTTCTGACAGTTTGCGGTGTGAAGCGTCGTCGACGGCATATACGCCGTCGAGGTCGATGCTCCATTCCTTCATGCCAGCCAGGAACCCCTTCCAGCCTCCTGCCGTGTCTTTTGAGGATATCTCAATCGTGTCCGCGCTCCGGTTGATTGTGAGCGAGCGCTGCCCGGAGATAGCGAGGAATTCCGCCCCGTCTTCGCTCCAGATTGTCAGCAGCAAATCCTTGCCCGCTATCGCTGCCCCCGCCGGTAAATTGCAATAAGTTGGTGTTTCCATTGTCGTACTCCTTTCATTTTTCTTTATAACGTAAAATGTTGTTGCCTAAAACTTATTTCTTTTTTGTTTTGCCCCTCCTTATATTTCCCTACCAAGCAATAACGTGGATCACCCGATAACGTCCTATCATTGCCAGGGCAACAATAGGACGAATATCAGGGAATAAGCAAAAGCGCCGGTAGGAACCGGCGCTTTGTCACGCTATTAAAATATCACTAAAGCAATGCCCCTGAGTCCCAGTTTCCTCAAACCCCTTGTTGGGCTTCCCCTGCCGAATCCTTTACTTTGTTGAGGATGATGAAAAACATCCTGCGGATACGGTAGTATGCTGAACGGGAACAAGGTATCTTTTCATGCTGTTCAAGCCAAGTCCAATTCGCGCCATTGCATACGCCTGTGATGATGTATGGCCAAAGGTTCTTCCCGGCCTGTTTCGCACAGTTTTTGACAATGTCAATCTTTGCCGACCTGATGGCGCACGCTATCGCGAGCTTCTCCGTGGCACTTGTTTCTGAGACATTGCTGTGGCGGTTCGAGGCCGATTCCTTGCTGTCCAAATTTCGCGAGGCCTGCCTGCCGCTTCGTCTGGCCACGCTCTTCGTCCCACACCGTTGGTATCTCGTCATTCTGCATTACGGATATGACGGAGTCCATATTATTCTGAAGAAACTGTTTCCATTCCAAGTACTGTAAACAGAATGCCTCCATCTCCAGATATCGCGCATCGCTGATTCCATATTTATTCATTTCCAGATTACAATTTAGCATTTCAATCACTTCCTTATTCTTATTCTTATTCTTTTTAGAGGAAATAAGCGTAATCTAAACCCTTACAGCCAAATCCGACCCAAGATTCATCCAGAAGCAAATAATTCAAGCATGTGTCGTCTTTCAGTATCAAACTTATGGCTGCCGGGAATAAAACAATACAATATGCTTTCAGAAATCGTCTGTGCCGCAATAAAAACATTTGGCATAAGTATAGCAGTCAGGCGGCAGATTTGTGCCGTGTAAGGATTCCCCTCCTTTTCTGAAGATTCTCATGTTTTTCAATTTTGAATTCCTTTTCTGATTCGGTAGCCGCCGAAAATATGATGGATATACTTGAATCGCCGCTTGCTGCTCATTTGCCGGGCCCGTATCCTTATGTACCAACACATGAATATATAGATGACTATACTTACAATTGCAAGAAGCGCAAACACGAACGGTGATGCTTCAACAATGCCTGTGCTGAAAAAGATACTTTCGGAATCGTCACAGCTCAATCTCAGTAATTCGCATATGCTAGAAATCTCATCAGATTTGAACTCAACAATCCCATCAACTTTTTTCTCCAGCATAAGCGGGGTCAGGCCCATTAGTTCTGCAATTTTTTCTTTCTCTATTCCTCTGCGCTTTATCGCACGCTCAAGCATTTTTGTGTCTGTCATAACAGCCTCCCTGTTGGTGATTTTTTATCAACTCGATAACTCTACTCCTATTTAGCGCTCCTGTCAACTATTTATTGATGTATAATTGGTATTATGTTAACCTTGACGATATGCGGAGTGATAACTATTGAAATTAAATGAAAGAATAATTAACCTGACTTCACAGGATATAAATAAAACAGAGGAGGTTTAAGTGTGAAAGAGTGTTGTATTTGCGGAAAGAAATTCGGGATGATGTCGCCAGGAGTGGCTTTAGGCCCATATGCGAGCCTTGACGGGCTCTTGATTTGTGCGGATTGCCAGTCTAAGCTTCAAGAGATACGTCACAATCGTGACGTCGAAGGTAACGCCGCATATTTTCATGGCTTCTTTCCGGCTATTCAAAATGAAGCGATAAAAACGTACATAACCAAAGTGATCAGCGCGCCATCTGAAGCTAATGCGGCAAAACAACAAAGACAGACCGAAGCGGATGAACGGCGCGAATGCCTGAAAAATATGTTGACCACGTCAGGGTTCAACTATGAAGGCTGGCGCATTACAGAGTACCTGGGTTTTATAAGTTCAGAGGTTGCTGTTGGAATGGGGTTTTTCAAGGCCATTGCAGCATCCTTCAGCGACGTGTTCGGAATAGAATCGGAAGCTTTGGGTGATAAGCTTTTAAATTCCAAGCAGGCTGCCTTTGACCGACTCCTTGGCCAGGCATATGACAAAGGCGCCAATGCTATCATCGGGATCGATCTCGACTATACGATGTTTGGCGATACGCTTGTAGGCGTCATAGCCAGCGGTACGGCGGTTAAAATTGAAAAACAATCTTTTTAGAGGGGGTGTAAAGGGTCTCCGGGGAAACCACGGCTCCGCAGACCCCCGCGAAAGCTCCTGAGTCCCAGTTTCCTCAAACCCCTTGTTGGGCTTTCCCTGCCGAATCCATGACCTTGTCAAGGATGATAAAAAACAGCCTTCGGATACGGTAGTATGCTGAACGGGAACAAGGTATCTTTTCATGCTGTTCAAGCCAAGTCCAATTCGCGCCATTGCATATGCCTGTGATGATGTATGGCCAAAGATCCTGCCCGGCCTGTTTCGCGCAGGTTTCGACAATATCGATCTTCGCCGACCTGATAGCGCGCTCTATCGCGAGCTTCTCCGTGGCACTTGTTTCTGAGACATTGCTGTGGCGGTTCGAGGCCGATTCCTTGCTGTCCAAATACGCATACCCAGCCTTCCGTTTCATCTGTTTTTTATCTTCGTCCCACACTGTTGGGATCTCGTCATTCCTCATTACAAAAAAGATGGGGTCTGTATTATTCTGAAGAAACTGTTTCCATTCTCTATACTGTGTACAGAAACCCTCCATTTCCTTGTATCGCCCATCGCTAATGCCGTACTTATCCAATTTAAGAACCCATTTCTGCATTTAAATCATCTCCTTTTTTATTGCCAATTTTAATCACCGTCCTATTAGCCAAGTTTTGTTCCCTCATATTAATCTACCTTGTAACTTTAACAAAACTCAAAGTGTTTATGCTGGGTATTCCGCACCTTTTTGGACACTGTGTGCGCTGAAATTGAACACCGTGCCCGCTGAAAACTGAACGCCTATTCCACGCTTATTGGACAGTGTTTCTGCAAGAATTGGACATCGAAATCTGCTCGAAGCGGAAACGTCTCAGGCTTGATTCCGCCGAAGCGAGCTTCGGCGAGGGTTTGCCGCTTTGGCTTTCCAAAGTGATGAGCCTATGCGAAGGCTGGCTGCATTTTTGTCGCCCCTCATCACCAAGCCAAGCTCCGGATATGACGCCCGGACTGCACTCCCGGCATTGCCTTGTCCCTCATCTGTGCGAAAGGTTCAACGTTTGGCTGCAAACGTACATGTACAAGCCCACGGAATGAGTGTACAGATTTTGCGAAGGCAGTGTTCAATTACAAACGGACGCGGTGTTCAGTTTTCGCGGACACAGGTGTCCTGAAAATGCGGAATATCCATTATGCGGCGCATGCAATCGAATCGTCAGATGAACGCACGCGCCGCATATATGAAAGGTTTTTTAGTTGCCGATTAACGTCGACACTTCTGTATGATACGAATATAGTACATCTGTACTGCCCTTGAGTCCCAACTTTCTGAAGATTCTCATGTTTTTCAATTCTGAATTCCTTTTCTGATTCGGTAGCCGCCGAAAATATGATGGATATACTTGTATCGCCGCTTGCTGCTCATTTGCCGGGCCCGTATCCTTATTAGTTCTGCAATTTTTTCTTTCTTTATTCCTCAGCGCTTTATCGCACGCTCAAGCATTTTTGTGTCTGTCATAACAGCCTCCCTTTTGGTGATTATCCATCAACACAGCAAGCATACTCTTGTTGAGCAGTCCTGTCAACTATTTTATTTATGTTGATATTGATATTGATGTATGTTAGCCTGACGATGTGCCAAGAGAAAAAGAATGAAATTACATGAGAGAATAAAAACTCGCAGGGTTGAACTAAAAATGTCCCAGTCGAAGCTTGCTGAAAAAACCGGCTATAAATCGCGTTCTGCAATTTCCCGGATTGAGTCAGGTGAGAATCATTTAACGCAAAAAAAAATCGAGAGGTTTGCATATGCACTCCAAACAACACCCGCCTTCCTTATGGGATGGGAGGACAAGGATAAACGAAACCGTCTCAGCAAGCGAATCTCAAAAACATTGCGAAAGATTACGAGATTAGACAGAAAAGCATCAAGTTTGATAAAGCCCTTTCGCGATACAGTCAACATTTCAAAAGAAGAATCAATAAAGACCGAACAGATGATTGAGGAAATCGTCGAGATCCTTCTCTCCCTCAACGACGAAGGTCGTGAAAAGGCTTATCAGATATTACTTGATATGACTTCGCAGGATGTAAATAAAATAGATGATTGA